GCATGAACGCCTTGCTCGAAGACATCCTCGCGGGCGCGCTGCTGATAACCGTCGCCATCATCCCCGGTGGCGAAGACAACCCGCCCGCTGTTACCCGGACAGCGGCGCACCGGGAATGGGTGGCAGAGCAATGCGCCCGCCATGATTTGAGCGCCGACGAAATCACCGCCTGCCGCAACTACTTTGGAGCAAACAAATGAACATCATGAACACGGATTTAGCAAAAGAAGCACTTCGCGCTGCCATTCCGCTTGGCAACCATTGCGACTACCTGAACATCTGTTACACGAATGAAATGGCTTCCATATATGCCGGCCGCGACAACGAATCCATAAGCATCGAAATCTATCGACGGGATAACGGTGTTTTCCATTGCCACGCCCGCACCTACAGCAAAGGCGACGAGCCGGTACTTAAGGACAAACTACTCGAAGGCGGAACCATAGGGGAGCTGGGCGTCGCCGTGCGGCAATACCTCGAAAAAAGGAAAGCAGCATGAACCTCTTTGAAACCGAACACGCGCAACTCGCCCGCCGCCTCGCCGACAAACTCGGCGGGGTGTACCTCCCGGAAAACATCAACGTCACGGTCAGCGCCTACTTTGCGCGGGTGGAAATCTCCCAATATGGGGAGAAAGTATGGATACACATCGGGAACAGCACGACTTTGAGCGTCCGCGCCGCTTACAAACCACGCGGAATAGATGAATACCAGGTACTCACCAGACGGAGAGACCAAATTGAAGCTGCCATTGACCAGCTCATCGCAGAAAGGAAAGCCGCATGAACACCATGAACCACGACCACATCTTTGACGGCGCGCCGGAAACCCGGCGTGGCCTTGAGACCCGGCAGAACGCCGTCATCGCCCTGCAATGGCTGATTGAAGAACAAGAAGCCATCGGTGGCGAAATGATGATGCTGGCAAAGAGCCGCGCCCTGATTGAAATCATCGAAGAATCCCTTAAGCGTGACAAAGAAACGGAGAACACCACATGGCACTAAACATCAAAACCGCCGCCGATCCGGTAGAAGTCGGCACGCTGATTACCCTCATCTACGGCCAGCCCGGCATCGGTAAAACCTCGCTTGCCTTTACTGCCGCCTCACCGCTGTTGCTGGACTTCGACAGCGGCGCTCACCGCAGCGGCTACCGCAAGGATTACGTCCCGGTAAAAGGCTGGAGCGAAGTAGCCAACATCGACCCGAAAGAACTTGCCGCCTACCGCACCGTCATCATTGATACCCTCGGCGCCTGCCTCGATCGCCTCGGCGAAAACCTCCTTGCCCGCAGCGACAAAATGCGCAACAAAGCCACGGGCGGCCTCTCGCTGCAAGGATTCGGCATGCTGAAGGCGGAATTTACCGGCTGGGTACGCCGCCTGAAAAGCGCGGGCTGCGATATCGTCATGATTGCCCACGGCAAAGAAAAAACCGAAAACGACAGCACCTACATCCGTCCGGACATCGTCGGCGGCAGTTACGACGAAATCATGAAAATGGCGGATTTTGTCGGCTACTACTACATGGAACAGGGGCAGGGAAAAGCCATGCGCACCCTCGACTTCTCGCCGACGCCGCGCTGGATTGGCAAAAACAGCGCAGGCTTCCCGCCGCTCCCCGTGCCGCACCTTGACGAAGCCCCGGACTACCTCGCCCACGTCCTCGGCCAGGCGCGCGACACCATCACCCGGCAAAGCGAAGCACAGGCGAAGGCCGTTGCCCTCATCGGCGAATGGCGCATCCACATCGAAGCTGCACAGACCGCCGCGCAGGTGAACGAACTGGTTGCCAAAGTGACGGACATCAACGCCAGCGAAGGCATCCAAAAACAAATCAAAGTAATGCTGAAACGCCACGCCGACGGCCTCGGCCTGCAATACGACAAGGCGGCAGGCGGCTACATCGCCCCAAATGACGAGAGCGCCGCATGAACACCCGTATCAGCGCTACCACGCTCGAAGCCTACCGCCTCTACCTGAGCGGCGTGGAATGGCTGGACTACAACACCCTCGCCGCCCAACTACGCGGCGAGCGCGCGACCACCTCGGCCATGACGCGAGGAACATCATTGCATGAAATCCTCGAAACCCCGCCAGCGCAGCGGTGGAAAAAATTTGGCTGCGAACACGAAATCACCGTGGTATCGGGTTGCTTTGGCAACAGCGCCGAAGATATGTATTGCGACGTGGACGAGGATGCCGTCCCTTGCTACACCCACCTCGGCCATACCTGGATTGCTGAAGAAGTGGACGACATCCCTACAGCGGACGGCGTGAACGAAATCAAGGTGGAGTACACAGTACAAACCTCGCACGGCGAAAGCGTACTAGTTGCCAAGGCTGACAAAGTGAACGGGCTGGAAATCACCGACTACAAAACCACGACCAGCTTTGACGCAGAAAAATACCTGGCAAGCGTGCAATGGAAAATCTACTGCCTTGCCTTCGGCGCTACCCGCTTCACCTACCGCGTTTTTGAAATCAAAGAAAAAGCGGGTGAACCGCACCACATCCGCGACAGCCACGAACTGCCCTGCGCCCCCTATCCGGGGATGGCGGAAGAAGTACGAGAACTGGCGGAAGACTTTATCGGCTTTTGCCTCGCCCACGGCTTTGAGCGGGCGATAGGCATCAAACCACAGGAGCAATAAATGGCAGGCGTAAACCTCGTAATCATCCTCGGCAACCTCGGCAACGACCCGGAAATGCGCTACATGCCCAACGGCGAACCGGTGGCAAACATCTCCATCGCCACATCCGAAACCTGGAACGACAAAAACACCGGCGAAAAACGCGAAAAAACCGAATGGCACCGTGTCGTTGCCTACCGCCGCACCGCCGAAATCATCGGCCAGTACACGCGCAAGGGCAGCAAACTCTACGTAGAGGGCAAGCTGCAAACCCGCAAATGGACGGACAACAACGGCGTGGACAGATACACCACCGAAATCATCGCCGACAGCGTGCAGCTACTCGACAGCCGCCGCGACGACCAAGGCGGATACCAACAGCAGGACTATCAACAACAGCGCCCGCAGCCGCCCCGGCATCCGCAGGACGGCAACCCGCCGCCGCAGAACCACGCGCAGCCGCAACAACAAGACTGGGATGACGACATCCCCTTTTGACCGCGAAAACCCAGCCGTCACGGAAAACGTGACGGTTGCCCGAAACCCACCCATCCACAACCGGAGTAAACCATGAAAGACTACACCGACGTCATCAGTGACCTCAACGCAGGCGTCACCGCCAGCACCCTGACCGCCGTACTGTGCGAAGCCGCAAGCCGCGTGCTCGCCAACGAAAAAGCGGCAGAAGTCACCCTTACCCTGAAGCTCAAACCGCTGAAGGGCACGCAGAACCAGCTACAGGTAGAAAGCACCATCAAGCACAAAATGCCAACCGCCAAAGGCGACAAAAGCGAGACCGTCGCCGACGAGACTGTTTTGTACGTCAATGCCAAAGGCGAAATGAGCATCGTCCCCGACAACGCCGTCGAACTGCCCGGCATGAACCCCATGAACGCATAAGGAGCCAACAATGGAAAACATCGACACCCTCATCAACCGCAGCGAAGTCATCACCGACCACCTGAACAAAATCGTGCATGACGGCGCACACGTCATTGCCCTGCCGGACGGTTTCAGCCTCGAAAACCTCGAACGTTTTGAGGCGCAGCGTTACCACCCGCGCGGCGCATACAAAACCCGCGACTATCGCGACCTGTTGGCGTATGCCAAAGCGCGCGAAGCAGACTTCACAGGCAGCGCCCTGTTCATCGACCCGGACGAAATGATTGCCCGCATCATCTTCGACTACGACGGCGGGCGCGGCCACGGCAACAACACCGCGCGCTACGACGCAAAGACGACGCCGCTGTACTGCGCATTGCGCCGCATCTGCCACAAAGACCTGACCAGCCAAAAAGAACTGGTCCAACTGCTCGAAGACTGGGCGGGCGACATCATCGCCCACGACAAAGACGGCGCGGAAATCCCGCTAAACACCGCGGTCAGCCTGCTATCCAGCCTCACCGTAGAGAAGGCGAAACGCATCAAACAGACGCAAGGTGATTGGGAACACGAACGCACCGTAGCCGAACAGGCAGCGCTGAAAGCCGAGGGGCAAATGGTGACAGAGCTGCGCATCACCGACGAACTCTATACCGGCACCGCAGAAAAAAACACCGTGCGCGCCCGCCTCTCGCTGGTGGTTGCCGACGACAAATTTGCGCTGAACCTGCGCCTTGTCGGCGAAGAAAAACACAACCGGGCGAAGGCACAAGAAATGCGCGCGATGGCAGAAAACGCGCTGCAAATGCCCGTCTATAACGGCTACTACGACAGCAAATAAACCGGGAGCNAAACCGAATGGGAAAAGGCTTGCGACCGCATCAAGGACAACGCGCAGAAAGTGGACATCATCGCCGAGCGCGAAGCCTTTGAGGTATGGCAAAAACAATGCGGCCTGCTACCCATAGACCAGCGCCACCATGACGAAAAGACCGGCTACCGGGACACCATCACCGGGCGCAATCTTGACCGCTGGGATGCGTGGCTGGCGCGGGCGGTGGCAGGGAAAACTGACGGGGAATAACTCACACCTTAAGTTG